CTCAAAGTAGGCTACGTTGAAACCACGATGCCATTCCTTGTAGTAAAGTGATTTGGGTCTGTATTCGCAGACCAGTTGCCCAGAGAAGAAGGCTTGGTAGCCTTCCTCATAGGGTGTTTGCTTTAAGCTGAGATGTCTACGATCTCGCATACGTCACCAGTGCAGGCGAAGGTCTGGGAAGACTTCGTCCCGTCCTCTTTTTCAAACTCTGCAAGTTTTGCCCAATCGATCTTAGCAGGCATAAGCTTCAGCATTTCTTCATAGTCTGACTTGCCGCATTCCTGATAAGGGGCTTGCTGATAGGTATGTTCGTTGTAAGGCAAGAAGCTTACACCAGACATTTCATCGAAGTGTTCGTACACAAATGCACCCACTTCCATCCATTCATCAGCCTTAACATTAATAGTTACTGATGGTTTGTGTTCGCACCAATGACGCTGATATGCCAACCACATGTTTAGTTGATCGATTGCAGTCATATCCGCTGTGACCACAGAACCTTCTGGTGCCTTTACAGGGAAGCTAAATACTGTTGTCTGATCGGGCTTAAATGCTTCTGGTTCATTAGGGATGCCTTGATCAATCATGAACTGTGTAAGCGGGTCTTTGTTATCACCACGAACTGTACGGATATAGTAGGGGCTGTGACGGGCATGAATCCCAGAACTGCTGTCAGTAAGTTGGGAAACTGTCCCACTTGGCTTGACACAACTTATAGCTGCAGACTGTTCAATCCCAAGTTTATCAGCCCATTCCTTATTTGTGTCTATGGCACACTGTCTTAGTTCCTCTAGTAATGCAGGTAGGTCACCTTCCTTACCGTTGGTAAGCGTGTTGTCCATTATGCCCGTGAGTGACACACCCAACAAGCGTTCTTCGGCTGTATTTCGTTCCCACACTTTTCGCAGGTAGGGGAACTTGGTGTACGTGGATTGTACTGTTCCCAGAATTGTTGCCAAACGGACTTTTCGTAGAAGAGATTTTTTATCATCTGAAGCACGGATTACTACCTCACTAAGGTTACAGAATTGGCCCCCAGTACCGACGATGGGATTGTCGTTTTTGTCTAGGCGTGGGCCTCTCAAAATTATTTCTGAACATGGGTTGGTCCCCCATTCGTAATCAGGATTACGTCGTCCAGATTTCTCTGCTTGCTTGCGGGATGCCTGACGATTAAAGATGCCACGTTCACCTGATCCGCTTTCTGCGAGTGCAGTCCATTCACGCAGGAAGGACATAGCGTCAGGTTTTTCTGTGTAGGCCACAGAGTTATTAGCCAAGGCCATATGTGGTGCGTTTTTCCACCATTCGCCTGACTTAGCATGACGCATACGATCATCTGATAGATTAGACAGGCTGATCATAGCTGAACGGCGTACACCACCTACAACAACAATCTCACCGATCTTGCACATTAGGCTATGGCACTCATATGACGACAGTTTGCGCCCTTTTGCCACCTTAAAGGTATCAATCGTGAAGTTAAACAAGTCTACTAGCGGTGCAGGGCCGCTTGCCCGTCCACCAAATGTCTTTAGACGTGCGCCTGCAGGACGTACTTTGCTTACATCCCAAGTAGGGATTTCGCCTGCATACAACATAGAGATTAGTAGGCGGTATGCCTTTGCCCAACCTTCTTTGCTATCACGTACTACGATAGTTGTTTCACTATCAAATAGCTGTTCAGGGATTTCTGGCAGATGTTTTATATACTGACGCTCACAACTAAAACCAACGCCTGTGCCGCATAGCAGGATGAACATAGCTTCATCAAACGCCTTCGGATCATCAATAGCCAAATAGCTACAGTTATACATACAGGTATTATCACGGGCGGCTGCAGGGCCTGCAGTCATCATTGAACGCATAGAAGGCATTACTTCTAGGCTTAAAATAGCCTGTTCAATCTCATTGGCTACGTTCAGGTTTTCTTCGTTTTCTCCACTATCAATAATAGGTTCAACAATGTTGTCCATGTAGCGGTTAACGGTTTCAGCCCATGTTTCACGACGCTGTTCGTCTCCTAGCCAACGGGCGTACCGTGACGTGTGAATAAATGCCTGATAATCGGTTGGTAAATAGTTGTTCATTTTTTCCCTCAAACTAAATCTGTTAAATCAGGGGCTTCGTAGTGTGGCCCCTTTAGTACCTTGCCATCTTCACGGTAGATGGGCTTACCGTCGTCATCCAATTTAGACATGTTGGACGCATGAACTCTTCGGACTGCTTCGTCCAAATCCCAACCAAATGTGGCGGCATACCCGTAGGTCACGTAAACAAGGTCGGCTAATTCTTTCAGTAGGTCTTCGGCCTCTACGGCTGACAGGACTTCTGCATATTCCTCTTTGACCAAAACAAGACGTAGAAGGTCTTTGTCTGTGTCTTTCATCCAAGGATGGTTAAGGGTTTGTCCGTAAACATTTGCGAAATGCTTCACCATCGTCAGAGGTGTACAGTTAAGATACGTGTTAGGGTCACGTAGGCTTTCATTACCTTCATCAAAGTATTCAAAGCCCACAATGTCGTCATGAGTAATCATCGGGGTTTTCCTCTACTTTTTGGATTAAGCGATCCAAGTACCAACGTGCCTTTTTCAGGTCTTCTAGGCCGTTCTTGTAGGGCCAACGCCAAAGGTACTTGAAACAGTTCTGCCAACAGTAAGCCTCATGGCTAGGGATATCGCAGCCCTCTGCCATTGCGGTCATTGCATCGATACATTCGATGGTGCTGTTGTTATAGTGGGGCGGCTTATCCACCATGTCAGGCGTGACATAGGCATCCGCATTTAAACGGTTACGACTATGCATCAGTTCAGCTTCTTTTTGTTGAAGGGAACTACCTTACGGTCTTCAATTGCCTTTAGTAGTTCTTCATCAGGCTCAAACTCAATCTCAGGACCATCATTCTCAATGTAGTCTTTAACGATCCGTCCTAGCGCACCGTACATGCCAAGCATCTCATAGCCGTTGGTAAGAACCATGTTCAGGCCGTTCAGTATGTCTAAATACGGCTCTGCTTCTTCCTCAGACCAATCGTCTGACAGGTTGTGCATAACTGTGACACCAAAGCCACCATCTTCTTCTAGGTGTATTACGATGCCCATAGCGTCTGTCGGTAAATCAGAGTATTTCATTTTAGTTTTCCAAGCAGTTCAAAAAAGTGATTTGCATCAACAACCGCCAACGGCTTTTGGCGATCTGCTTTGATAATGGCTATCGGGGTGGCATTCTCAGGACAGTTAGCTTCAGCCTGATCTATGAACTTGTATACGCCGATAGCCTTCAGGGCCTTGCACTCGACAGAGTAGGGAAAGAGTTTCCTAGCCGCAGGGGACAACTGCACGTCTTCTCCCCCTGCGCCCATGCTCGTTGATCGAACATCGTCTGCTTCCAAACTAGGAAACAATGCTAGTATTTTATCTCTTACCCACTGTTGGTGCTTACGCCCCTTTGCCTTTGCAGACGAAGGTTTGATAGCCACCTACAGTTCCTTTCCTTCATACTGTACATACCAATGCTTCCGTGGCTCTTTGGCCTTGGATTTTGGTTGTGGTAAGTATTGTGCATTAGGCCAACAGGACGGGCGGTAATCGCAGTAGTTGCAGCTAAACGGCAGTTTCTTAGAACCTGTGTATTTCTTGTTAAAGAAATCATCTTCTGGTTCAAAGCACCGTTCAAAGGACCAATCTTCGTTCACTGCAGTAGCCTTCATAGCAAGGTCGCCCTTGATACTTTTGATTTCTGCTTTGGAAAGTTCTGCATCTACTACAGCAACTTCACCTGAACTTTTACAGACAACGATCCAACCGCCTGCAGGCTTACCTTGCCCTTCAGAATATCCCACTAGCTGACCGATATAACCGAAGCCATCGTCTTTCTTCAAAGCGTCGATGCCATACTTCCATTTACGTTCAAATGCTGCAGGGGAAGCCGATTTGATATCATAGACTTTGCCATCAATCTCAACATCGTCTTCGCCCTTGATCTTATGCCCGTTCAGGTCAAACTCTACCTTTGATTTACCGCCAGTAATGTTTGCCCCTGCGATACGCAGCACAACATCCATGATACACTCGATTGCGTCACCATGAAGCATTCGCATAATGAAGTTGTAAGGTTTGCGATCAGTAGTGGCACCACTCTTGCCCATCTGTAGTTGGCAAAGAGGCCTACCAATGTTCGACATACGCAGGCGAAAGTCTTCTTCCTGCCGTGTGAACTGGCGACGAAGGGCTTCCTTGAAAGCCTCTCCTGCCTCTTCGATCCAACTGTCATCAATGGTAAGCTTATCGCTTTCATTGTTGGACAAGTGGTCTAAGACCGTGTGGATTTGTTCCTGAAGTCCCATTAAGCGTCTACGAAGTCTGCGTCCAAACTGTCTTCAATGGCAGCTATAGCAGCACCATCAATGGCATCTTCGTTTCTAGCCCGTTCCTTCTCTTCAACAGCCTTAAAGTACATATCATCGACATACTTATTTTCGGCACGAATAGTGTCTGCAAAGACCTTCATCGTTTCAAAGACATCCTTCGTCATTGGGAGTTTATCCTTTAGAAGTGGTTCCCAGTGTATCTTAAAGAACACCGTTGCACCTACCTTCATGCGTTCCGTGGACATCTTCGCTTCATAGTCAAAGATGTTTGCACCTTTCGGCAACTGCTTAATATACTCATTAAAGAAACCACCGTAGTTTGTGCGGCCCTTACCAAAATAAATGGTAGGTTGGTTTTCAATAATGATTTCGTCGCCTTCCAGATTATGTCCAATCATAGACACAAGACCACGCACGACACGTCGCTGACAGTCTTTGTACTTCTGGCGTAGGTCTTCGTTCTCTGCACGAACTTCCCATTCTGGCATACCACACGCTAATGTGCCTGCAGTATCACGGGCTTCCTCACGCATGTTTTTCAAAGCACGGGATTTAACAAGCTTATCATTTTCCCACAGGAAATATTGAATATGAGAAGCTAAAGGACGGAACTTAACCGTTTTGGCATAAACGATTTGATCTGGCATATGCAGTCTAAATTCACCACGGGGCATAGGGTTCCCGTCGTCATCATCTGCCGCATGTTGGTGATCAAGCTTTGGCACACGTATCAGTGTGTCTCCACCACCACCAGATGCTGTTTCAGTTCCAAGGATATCTGCTAGTTCTGCTAACTCGCTACCATCAATTGTTGTTAGATCATTCATGTTGTGACCCTTTCTTAGCTGGACTTATAGTATGTCATAACTAGGGGCTTTAAGTCAATCAAATTCGACTTGATCAAGCCAGTTTTTACCGCCAGATATTTCGATAGCTAACGGTAAAGAAAACGTGTAGTTCCAACGCTTCTCTGCCTCTTTAGGAACACCCGTCATAGCCCATGTTAGGGCTTCCTTGACCTGTTCTAGTTCATCTTTATGGCAATCCACCACAATACTGTCATGGACGGTCAGGACTAGCTTAGATACAAGGTTTAGTTCCTTAAATTTGTGCAGCGCACGGATACAGGCCAAGGGGACAAGATCACCTGTGGCAAATCCCTGTACAGGATAGTTAACCACCTGCGTAGCATTGGTAATGCGCCCATTACGGGTACGCTTTGCATTGGGCCAGAAGTATTGCCGCCCACTAGGGGTCTGCACGATCCCATTACGCAGGACACCATCCATAAGACGCTTCTGATAGGCTGCTAGGCCTTCATAAATCACAAAGAATTGGCTGAAGTAGTTACGGATATGATCAGGCTCACCTGCACCCATACCGCCGTACAATGGGGCAAATGTATAGGCCTTTGCCGCCTGTCTCTGATCTTTATCGATGTTAGACGCATCTGTCTGGTTAATAATGGATGCAGTCTGCTTATGGATATCCTTACCTGTCAGAATATCTTCGATGATCTGTGGGTCACGGGATAGTTCCCCTGCCACCCTGAATTCTAGGCCACTAAAGTCAGCTTCGATTACAAGACCATCTTCAAACCGACTTACAACCGCTTTTCTAACAGGAAATCCACGCTTGGGTTGGTTTTGGAAGTTTGGGTTTGATGAAGACAAACGGCCTGTAGCAGTGATGCATTGGTTCATGTTCGTGTGCAGCAAACCGTCTGCCCGTGTCCATGTTTCAATGCCCTGAATGAATGAATCCAGATATGTGCTAATGGCATTTAGGCGTGACATCTTTTGCAGGAATTCTACGGCAGTAAGATTGTCCTTGCTTTCAGCCTGTCGGATCAAATCCTTGATCGTGTGCTTATCAGTCTTAAAGCCATTAATAGATGCATAGCTTGGTGTCTTGGGGTTCAGTTTTAGTCCTGCAGTAACACCTGTAGGATCATAGAACGCACCAACCCCCGCACAGTTCTTACACTTAGTCAGGTTCTTATAAGGTTCACCATTCTTTTTGATTAGCTGCACCTTGCCACGTCCGTCACAGACATCACAACACCGTGCTTGTGTGCGTTCAATTATTCTGGTGGTAGAACGTACCGCACGATTGAACTGTGCATCATTCATACGGGGTGGGGGCAGGGGTTTACCATTCGCACCTAGACC